ACTCCCAAAACAGATTTTTTCAAAATTTACACGTGAGGGGGGAGGGGTAAGTGTCAAGAAAACCCAAAAAATCTCAAATCAAACAGGACTTGATTGACCAGTTGGAGCGCCAAGGGATTTACGGCCAGCACTACTTGGATCTTATTCATGACTACATGGAACTTTACGATATCAAAAATAAACTCATTAGAGATGGCAAGAAAAACCCCTATACGGAATGGCGAAATAGTGAGTTCAGTTTCGGTAGGAAAAAGAATGACAGCATTGATCAGGCTGTAAAAGTAAACCAACAAATGCTAAAGATACTATCCTTTTTAAACATCAAACCTTCAACTCATGAAGAGGAGTATGAGGATGAAGAAATGTAATCGATGGAGGTGGTGACAATGTAAAATGCAAAAGAGACGGAGGGATTACCACCCGTATATAGATAGCTATATGGATGAAATTCGCTCTGAGAATATACTATCCAGCAAAGAGATTAAACAAGCCATGGAGTATATTGAGGAAAAGCTGGATAATCCAGATGTAATAATCCGGGGCGATATGATAGATAATGCTGTCGAGTTAATAGAAAAATACTTTGAATATAAGCTCCTTAATTGGGAGCTTTTTGTATTGGCGCTGGTTCATTGCTATTACAAAGATGATACTGTTGTATTTGACGAATTCTTTCTACTTATGGGGACAGGCAATGGAAAAAATGGATTCATTTCTGCATTGTCTTGGTATTTCACCACCCATTACCACGGTGTTAGGGAGTATAATATCGATATAGTAGCCAATAGTGAGGAGCAGGCTAAGACCAGTTTTGATGATGTTTATAACGTCTTGGAAAGAACTTGGAAAAAATCTAAGAAGTTCTTTTATAAAACTAAAGAAATAATCGTCAACCTTAGGACTAATAGCTATATCAAATACAACACATCTAACGCTAAAACAAGGTTAGGAAAGCGGGCCGGTTGCCTAATATTTGATGAAATACTGGAATATGAAGATTGGACAGTCATTAATGCTTTTACTGCTAGCTTTGGTAAGAAAAAGCACAGCCGAAAGTTTTTTATCACAACCAATGGGTACGTTAGGGGCGGGGTACTAGATGATCAACTGGACCTGTCCAAACAAGTATTGTCAAGAGAAATAAAGGACTTAGGATTTTTACCGCTGATATATAAGCTCGACGACAAGGAAGAAGTACACGATCCGGCAAACTGGGTGAAGGCAAATCCTTCTTTACCGTATTTTCCTCAATTAAAAAAGGAATTAGAAAAAGCTTATATTAGACTGAAGTATCAACCGGGTTTGGCAATTGATTTCATGACAAAGCGTATGAACATGCCAGCTCAAGATAACTTCACTGTAGTTGCTCCTTGGGAAAAGATATTAGCGACAAACCAACCAATACCTTATGAAAAGTTGGAAGGATTGCAGTGTATTGGGGCAGTTGACTATGCTAGGACAACTGACTTTGCCTCATGTGGTCTGCTTTTCAAATACCAGGGAAAAAGGTACTGGATTGAACACACTTTTGTCTGCCACCTGGCCCTGAAGGTGGAGAGCCGGCCAATCAAGTTTCCAGTTCAGGAGATGGTTGACCGGGGGCTGATTACTATTATCAATCGGCCTAATATCAGCGCTGCCGATATTGCCGGCTGGTTTTTGGAACAGGCAAAGAATTACCACATAATCGATATTGCTTGCGACAGTTACCGGGCGTCCTTGCTGGAATCTGAATTTACACAGAAAGGACTGCCGCTAACCGAGGTCCGCAGTGGGCCAATTACCCATGCGAAGGTGGCCCCGCTGATTGAACAGATATTCGCTGAAGAAACTTTGGTATTTGGGGACAACCCGACCATGCGCTGGTATACAAACAATGTCTGCCAGGAGATGGACAAGAAGGGGAATATAACATACCTGAAGATTGAACCAAAAACCCGCAAGACTGACGGGTTTTTTGCTTTGCTTCATGCGCTCAGCAAGGACGCGGAACTCGAGGAACCGCAGGAAGATGTATTAAGCCTGGACGTTTATACTTATTGACGGGAGGTGAGCAGGTGACGGTATGGGATTGGTTTTTATCGCTCTTTGACAAGAACAAGAAAACTCTTGAACTGAGCGCGATGATTGGCGAATTAACCACCGAGATATATTTCAAACAACTAGCGATCCAGTCTTGCATCAACCTGATCGCCAACGTCTTAAGTAAAGCCGAGTTCCAAACTTTTGAGCGCGGCCAGGAGGTCCGACGCGAAAACTATTACCTATTCAACGTTGAACCGAACCCAAATAAAAGCGCCTCGAAGTTCTGGCGGGACGTAATCAGTAAACTGGTTTACAACAACGAATGCCTAGTCGTGCAATACAATGGGCATTTTTATGTAGCAGACAGCTTTGATGTTGATAAATACGCTTTCCGTGAATATATCTACCGGGGGATTGTAGTTGATGATTTTCAATTAAATCGGTCCTATAGGGAATCCGAAGTTTTTCACTTTGAACTGCATAATGAAAAAATTCGGAACGTCATTGATGGGCTGTATAATAGCTATTCAAAGCTGATCGCGGCGGCTCAGGTCAACTACAAGCGGAACCATTCGCGCCACGGCGTATTGAAGGTGCCGGCGAGTTACCCACAAACCGAGAAGGCGCAACAGGAGCTTGAAAAACTATTTAGTGAGAAGTTCAAGCGGTTCTTTGAGGCTGAATCTGGTGCGGTGCTACCACTGACAAACGGCCTAGAGTATGACGAACTGGCCAGCAACATCGGTGTTAAAGGCGGGGCTGAAAACGCACAGATCCGGGCTTTCATTGACGATGTGTTTGACTTTGTAGCTATTGCATTCCAGGTGCCGCCCGTCCTGCTTAAAGGTGGCGTAGCGGATACTGAAAAGGCGATGGACAACTTTTTAACTTTCTGCATCAATCCGCTGGCTGAACTTTTGGCTGACGAGATTAACCGCAAGTACTACGGTAAGCAGGCTTTTCTGGAGCGCACTTATATGCGCATTAATACTAGTATGATCCGGGCGCACGACATCAAGGATATTGCCGGTGCCCTGGAAACCTTGCTCCGGATCGGCGGCTATACCATTGATGACATCCTAAAGACCCTGGGCATGGAGCCGCTGGGTACTGACTGGAGTACAACCCGGTGGATGACTAAAAACTATGCTCCAGTAGAGACAGTTGTTGCGGGGGGTGGTGGGGATGGGTAGTAACTTCTACACCTAAGAAAGGAGGGATGCCAGTTGGGAAAAACCAACAAGTATTATTCGTTAGTAGTCAATGACAGAGAGGCAGATGTTTATATTTTTGGCGACATAGTTGAAGACTGGACAAAGGAATGGTGGGGTTTTGAATCCGATGTCTCCAGTTTGTCGCTTGTCAATGAAGTCAAAGATCTTGATGTTGACGTAATAAATGTCCATATCAACAGTTACGGCGGCATTGTCTCAGAAGGCCTGGCCATCTACAACACGCTTAAGAACCACAAAGCAAAAGTCAGGACAATCGTTGACGGTTTTGCCTGTTCCGCAGCTTCAGTTGTATTTATGGCCGGGGAAGAGCGGCTTATGAATGATGCTTCCTTGTTGATGATCCACAACGCCTGGACGCGGGCAGAAGGTAATGCAGATTGGCTGCGCAAGGTTGCTGATGACCTGGAGAAAATCACCCAAGGCAGTATTGAAGCCTATATGGCCCGGGTCAACATCAGCGAGGAAAAAGTTAAAGAGCTGCTGGATGCTGAAACCTGGATTTTGCCGAGCGAAGCCCTGGAATGGGGTTTTGCAACCGGGATTATTCAGGCGGCCGAAACCAATAAGGCGGCCGCAAGCGCAAGAAAGTTGTTATATAGCATCGTAAGCGGCCAAAAGGGAAACCAGGAATCAGGGGTTCCTGCAGACCTTAATGCCGATGAAATTGTGGATAAGCTCTACAATCGATTGATTGAAGGCTTAGGAAACCAGCAAGAACCAATACCCCAAGAGAACAAACTTAATAAACTGCTGGCGGCGATATGCCGCTAATTTATTAGGAGGGATAAAATTGAGAAATATTGATGCTTTGAACTTGAAGAAGAGCGAGATCGTTGCCAAGCTCAACCAAGCTATGAAAGATGGCGATGAGGAAGCATTTGCAAAAGCTTTTACCGAGTATACTGACATTTTGCAAGAAGCTGTAATGGCTGAAGCTAAAGGACTCATCCAATCTGTAGACAATCAAATACTTGCAGGACGTGGGGTCAGG